ATTATGAGCCATTGTAGCAAACAAAACAAAAGCACCGATAATGCCCACGAATCGTTTTGATGACATCTCTCCTTTGTCACCCGTGAAAATTTCCATTAATTTTTTCATAAATCTTTGCTTTCTAATAGTGTGTAAGTGAATGAATTGCCGTGCAATGTGGCAGCCTTCTTGACCAAAGCCATAAACTCGTCAAAATCTGCTGACTTTTTGAACACCTGACAACCCTCACTCCAATTCTCAACATAGGTTGAATCTGCACCAGCCTTGTGGATGTTGATTCCGTAGATACCTTCGGTGATCAACTTGGTGTCATAGGTCATATCCTTGTTGGCATCACGATAAACCTTGACGGGTTTGGCTTGTTTTAATGCTTCGTACTTGCCTTGATGCAATCCGATTGCGTGACTGCCACGATATTGTCCGGGAACTAAACGAGCAACGCCTTGAGCATTGTGAAATTCCTTCACTCCCTTTGTGCCTGGATCAGTTGTCGCAGCCCATTTCTTAAAATGCCACACATCACCAATTTTGTAACTTACGGTTAACAAGTCATCAAAGACATTTGTCACTTTGTTACCAGTATCCGAATTGCGAATGCCGATGATGTTCAAGTTGTAATCACCTGATTCAAAGAACTTGTAGTTCTTCACCTTCATTGCTGCCTTAATTTTGTCTATCATTTGCCTTGTCCTTTATATGGTTTTGAACTCTTGTGTTTGTTCTTGTGCTTGGTATGTCTGCCCAATTTGTTTTTGGGTTTCACACGGAATGATGTGATGTTTACTTTGGCTGCCATAAGTACATTCTAAAATAATCAAAATCCTCTTTCCCACCTTCGGATAGATAGTTCAAATACGCATCATAGATCTTCCCTTTAAACTCAATTGGTGTGGTGGTGGTATCCAATCCAGCACCTACCATCTTGACGGCATACACCTCCATTTGGTCTTGAACAACTTGCATCTGTACAACCACGGCTTCCGCTTTCTTTTCAGCATTCACCACCGCTTCTTTCAATTGCTCTTTCTCAACCACTTTTGCTTCCACCAATTTCTCACTCACCTCGTGTGCTTGTTTAGTGGCTTGACCAACGGCTTGTGTGTTCTGCTTAATCTTCTTCAATAACGCATCCATTTCGTTAACTGGTTCGGGTTCGGTTGCCCACGATTCTGTGAATAAGTATCCACCAAAAAAAGCGAGAGTAAAAATCAATAGTAAACGCATATCGTTAAAGTTTTTTCATTGAGTTAATGATGCGTAGTTCTGTGATGGCTGCCGACAATGCAGAATCTGCTGTCTTCAATGCCTTATATGCTTGTTTCTGTTCTGCTCGTAGGACTGCCATCTCTTTGCGACATTCATCAATCTGCTGTTGATTGCCCGAACGCAAGTCCATATACAAATAACTAACAGCCAAAAGCATACAAAAAGCCACGGCAGCAACTGGGTTTTTACGGAATTGGTCAAAGCTAACAGGGATTGGCGAGGGGGTTTTTTTTATGGCGGTCATATTGATGTACTTTGTTTTTTATTTTATTTTGCAATTATCAAAGCGATCCAAGAACGACCGCTTAGTTTCATATCGGGAATGGTGGGGGTGGTGGTGGGATGTATTCGGCTTGGGGTAAGGTGAGAACCCAAGCGTATTGTGATGCTTGAACCAATGGGATATCTTGCTCTGATAAAAACAAAAACCAAACGCCATTGATATCTTGAACGCAATTAAAAAAAATGTCAGTTGCAAAATACTGCCCTTGAATCAATTCTTTTTGTTCGGGTGTGCAAATGTATCCTATCATTATACTTGTCTTGAAAGGGTTGTTTGAAAAGTTTGAACTGCGGTGTAAAAGTTGGATGCTTGGGTGTCGGTTAAGCCGTCACCTAAATGAGCAAAGCGAATACTATTTGTTGAAAATCTGCTGTTTACTCCCGCTTGATTTAGACAAGCAATTTTTACACTGTATATATTTGGAGCAGCACTTGCACGTGTATTAGTAAATGTCTGTAGATTGTTAGCGTACAATTTCGATTGAGTTGATATTATTCTACTAAATGTAAATAATCCCTTTTTGATAGTTGGTGTTACTGCTCCTGCAAATCCATCATTCACCGCAACCTCCATAGTCCCCGTGTTGTAAGAACCTAAGAAACTTACTCCTCCTCCAGTTAAAATAATATCTTGATTGCTTATATAATTATCACCAATATAATAACTACCACTTGTGCTATTTTGTGTTAAACTTGTTAAGGGAATTAATGTAGTATCAAAAAAAGCACTCGTTCCGTTACCCGTTATTCCAGTACTCGCAAAAGTCCACCCACTACTAAAAGTACCCGTAAAACTTGAACTCTTTAAGTTCTGAGCACACGCTGCCGCACTTGCCCCGACCATTGGATAGATGGCTTTCATAGGTGTCCAAGTTCCATCGGCTTTCATTTGTCTGACAAGAGTATCAATTGCAAATTTTTCGGTGGCTGACAATGAACCCCCTGCTGCAGTAACCCTATCAAAAAACGCTTGTGCATCAATATCAAACCCAAAATCACTACTACCAATTAACCCCAACTGCGTAGGCAATTGCCCAGCGTATAACTTATCGCCAAACAACTTGTCATTGAACCCACGCATTATCCCGAAGTCAGGCATCTCAATAATCTCCTTTTATTGCAAAACAATTTACCCCATCGGTAGTTGCAACCGTGATGCCGACCTTCACCACTTGCCCTGCTTTCAATTGCAAATCACTATATGCAGTAACCGCCCTTTGTGATGTTGTAGTATTCCCAGCGGTCACCGCAGCCAAAACAATCTCATCAAACAACTTAAAGTTCGCCCCAGTTGAATCACTAATAAAAATCAGCACAGCAGTTGCCGTATTTGTTCCTGCAACCTTTGCCCCAATTTGCGTGATCTTCGTGCCGTTTGTTGCAGCAGTTAAAAGCGTGACGGTGTTTGTCATCGTTGCACCTGTTCTGTCGGTTGTCGCATCCGTTACCGTTGCAAATGAAAGCTCAGGGGATAGTGCGAATATGGGTGATGTATTTGCTGGCATTTTAGTAGTTATAAAATAAGTATAAGTCCCCACCCGTTGAAGGTGGAATGTTTAAGTTTGTCAAATTACTTCCGTCAATTGCTGGAAGTTTTGCAGATGCATCCAACTGAACCAATTGAGATGCTCCGTTAAATGTGTTTCCTTGCTTTGTAACGGCAGATGTTAACCTCGCATCAGCCAATGTACCACTTGATATATTTGATGCGTTTGTGGTGTCTACATTTGGCACATCCCCCAACCCCACTTGTGCTTTTGTAGTGGCGTGTGGGTTGCTTGTGTTGGATGTGTGTGATGTAAGGGTTGAAAGGTTTGCGGTGATCTGTGCTTGTAACTTTCCGAAGGCACTTAATACCGTATCACTTGCAGAAATCACCGCATTGGTTGCCAATGACAAACCAGTCAAAACAACTGCCCTGACTCTCGCTGCGGTGAAGTATTGGTTTGTCCCCTCGCTTATGTCAGTTGTTGTCAATACAACCGCACCCGTCTTTGTGTTTACGCTTTGAACATTCCCTTGCGATGCGATGGTGATGGTTTGGAGTGTATCATCAAAGGTGATGGATGTGTTTGAACCAGCCAACAAACTGGCTTTTACCTTCGTGTAAACTCTTGTATTGGTGAAATATAGGTTTGTTCCTTCTGCAAGGTTTGTTGTGCTATTGGCTTCTAATACCCTTTGTCCAATGTTGACAAGGTTTGTGCGTTTGGTTACACCTTCGGAATAGTCAACAATTGGAATGCTATCCTGAACTACATCAATAGTTCCTATCGGATCAAGTTGTGAAATCTTCTTGTTAGCCATAACTTTCTACCAAACGACCTCCATCCTCTTGGAGCAATAAAAATGAATCTTCAGTTAATAAAAAGAAAGCAGTCAACGCATCTACATCATAGTTCTTTTGGTTGAATTCTACATTGCGTTCAAATCCCATATCACGGTTTGTGGTGAATAGTTTCTTGGTGAGATCAACTTCGTGTTCAACACCCATATCACGATTTGTTGTGTATATTTTTTCGCTCACGATACCTGATAGAATAATTCGTTGTTTAACAATGGTAGAACTTTCAAGATGCCTGTTTCAACCAACTCATCAGCCAATGACGGATTCAAGTTGTTAGATGAAATCTGTGCATAGATTCTGTATTCGTGTTCACCAACTTCCAAAGTTGTGTTGTCGGTTGCACCTTCATCAAACAAAAACTTGTTGTATCTTTCTTTTGCAGTTGATACATCGGTCAAAATGAAATTCTTGTAAGCGTCAGTTTGTCGGCACTTCATACTGAAGAGAAAATACGGGTTTGCAATAGTGACCTTTTCGGTCAATGTCACATACCAGTATTCGGAATCTTGTTTGGTTACCTTCAACATCTCTACAAAATAGCGAGAGTAAAAATATGTAACAAAAAAAGGGAGAGCAATTGCCCTCCCCATTCGACCTATGAAACAAGAATCAATTAGATACCCAAAGCGGTAACAACTGAACTTTGCAATTTGTAAGGTGCTTCCGCTTCGATAGCGGAAAGAGTAACTTCATAACCGTTGGAATCTCCCATAGCAGTACCGGTGTTGGCAACCATTGCAGTCACATCACATCCGTACTCCTTACCAACCAACCAATACTCATCGTTGTTGTTCTTAACGATGCAATAGCAACGACCTTGAGCAAGGAGCTTCATTTCGTTACGCTTGGTGGTTGACAATCTGCGAAGTTTGAAAACAACATCCGATTGATTGAATGATGTTCCGTTCTCAACAGATACGTTGGTGGTGATGGTCAATGATCCAGTACCTTTCGGCAACTCGTAATCGTAAACATCACCACTTGCAACGGTTGTGCCAGTTACTTCACCACTTGCAATTGTGAATTTTGAATCAACCCAAGTGATAAGGTGGATTGATTTGATACCTCCGACTGCATCCTTGCAATCAAGAGTGAATCCTTGTGTGAGTAAACAGGGCATATTTTATGAAGATTAAAGGGTGAAGTATACGATTTCTCCGGGGAAAGCAACCTGAACACCAGCCTTGAAAGTGAAACGAACACGAACTTCATCGTTGTCCTGTGAATACCACATTTTCACTTCTTCTTGCTCGTCAATCAAGTCAGTACCCATAAAGAAGTTTGACAAAGAACCAGCGTGAATCTTGTTAGTTCCATTCAACCCACCAACTCCGATTACTTTCATATTTGTACCGGGGTAAACCATCTCCATTGAAGTGGCAGCATCTGCAACATAGTGGAATAAGTTAGCGTTCTTCAAGTTAACCAACATCAACTTGTAAACATCAATACCAACGAAACAAACCAAGTCAGTTTTCTCAGCAACGGCAGCAGGGATGTTGGCATAAACCTGATCCAAGATGTCATCAACGTTTGCAGCGGTGATTGAAGTGAAGGTAGTTGGAGCAGCGTTCGCCAATACTGGAGAAGATGCAGCAACGATTTTGTTGAAACCATCGAAACGGTTTAAGTTAGGGTTACCTGAAGCGGTATCACCTTGCCACATTGCAACTTCCAAAGTTTGTGCAATAACGGCAGCCTTTTCAGCACCTACTTGCTCTTCAAAAGGAATCATAGTTGGTGAACCAGGCATAATTTGTGTTTGCATCCACTTGGCTTCCAATGTCTTTGGGCAAAGAGTTTCTTCAACTTTCACAGCACCAACGGTGATGTTTCTTTGAGTGAAGGCAGTTGTACCACTTGGGTTGTAACCACAACCGTCTGCTTGGAAGAAAACAGTTGAAGCAAGGATGTTCAAAGCGGCAGCAGATTTGATACCTACTTGAACTTGGTTAGAAGATTGCAACAAGGTTGCAGTTTTTGAGCCGAAAAGGGCTTTTACCAATAAGTCAGTTGACTGTTCGTTGGTGTAATTAGCGAGAGATCCTACTGAGAATGCCATAGTTTTATTTGTTTATTGCGTTTTTAAATTTTTTAAGTGCTTCAAACTGATCGTTCTTCTTGTTTGAAACGGGAGTTTTGATTGGGGTTTCGCTTGGTAAGTCAGCAACTTTCTCAATCAAGTCAATTGCTTTGCTCATTGCTTCTTTGTGCTGGGTGTTAGATGCAGACAAAGCCACAACCTTTGCAGACAATTCTGCGATTGCACTTTCCAACTTGCTCACAACATCATTGAAATGAGATACGGTTGCAAACTCTTCTTTGGCTTCAATCTCAATTTCAATTTCGGGTTCAACGATTTCAGTAACGATACCGTCAACAGTTGTTACCAACAAACCACCTTCAACCTCGTGAGTTGCATCAGGTGCTGGAATTGAACCTTCAGCAGTTTGAACGAAGATGGCAGTTCCTACAACCAATTCACCTTCCCATTCAACGATTGTTCCATCAGTCAAAGTGGCAGTTGCCATCTCAACTTTGATTTCTTCTTCGGAGAATCCCAACATCGTGCGGATTTCCTTGAGTGTTTCTTTTGCGTTCATTTTGATATAAATTAGATTTTATGTTTACTTGTTGCAATTTTACTTTCCATTCCACTTGGAAAGAATCTCTTTCATCTGCTCAATCAGTTGTTCTTCTTGATCTTCGGGAAAATCAAAAACACCCTCAACGGAGAATCCTTTGAACTCACCTGATTTTACTTTTGCCCACACATCATCGTTGTCAATGAGATAAGAGACAAACCAACTTCCATCGGCAACTTCTTCAAATCCCTTCGGTGGCATCACCCCTCTTTCACGATCTATGATGTATGATTCAAATAAACTCACGCCATTCATTATAGGTGTTTTATGATGTGCGTTCACGGAGTTGTACTGGTTTGACCTTGCCCATTTCTTCGCAATCTTGAAGATAGATTCTTTGTCAAACACCACATAGTATTCCCCACGAATGTCATCTCTGCGATAGATAGGCAAATCGGCAATCATCGCAGCACCAGTCACGATTCTTTTCTCCTCATCTTGGATGGCAAATTTACTCGCTGACAATTTGCGTTCTGTCCAACGAAGCATCTCTTCACCGCCCCACAACAAATACGAGATAGTTCCACAAGCGGTCTCATCATCTGGGTTGTAGTATTCCTTTGCTCTTGATAGGTATGAATAAATGCGTTGAACGGTGTCATCACTTATAGGTTCACCTTGAGCCAATTGTTGACCTCTCACCTTGCCCACTTGAGTTGCACATTTGTTGCCGTTCTCCTCATTTAAGCGGATACCTCTTTCGGCATTCGCTTTCGCACCTTCAGGATAATCCGTGTAACTCTCAAACTTTGATTGATACATTGAATAACAAATTGCAACGGCTTGTTCACTATCCTTGCCTTCGCCAATCATTATGGGGATACATCTTTGAACGAACTCTTCTTCACTCTCGTTTGGATTGGGTTCAACAAACTGCTCATTGAATGCGATAAAATCCTTTTGAATGGCTGCGTTTTCAACGAGAGAAACAAAGTCAATGCCTGTTTCCTCGTCAAATTCGTTGATGTCTAATTTGTAAACTGGAAGTTTCATCTTATTCAAATAGCGTTATTGTGTAACAGATACCTTTTTCAACGATGCAACCCGACCTTGTGTGCGTGAGATGTCTCCCTCGGTCACATAAACCCTCTGTTCAAATCCGCTTACTTGTGGCAATGTGGATGAGATTTGTGGTGCTGCCATTTGTGGCATACCTCCTCCGCTTGATTGCATTCCAGTTGGTGCTGATGGCTGACCACCTTTGAGGATGTCTCTTGCTCTTTTGGCATTATTCAAAATGGTTGCTGCTAATCCAATGTATTTTGCAATACCAGCAAGACCACCCGTAGCCAAGTTGTCAGGTGACGCTGGTGAACTCGTTGTAGTCATTGCGTTTGAAATACTCATTGCCGTATTTGCGGCTATTGTACCCAACGCCAATGCTTTACCCGCTGCCGTTTGTTCCCCTACCAATGATCCAATTGCATTTGCCAAATCAATTGACGCCTTGAAAAGGTCTTGTTTAGATTGTTGTACGGCTTTTTCTGCGTTAATTCTTTTGTTTGCACTATCAAGAGCAATCGCAGCTACAACCTCGCCTTCTTTCTTTTTGTTGGCAATGAATTCATCACTTGCCTTCTTGTCGGCTTCGGCTTGTTGCTTGTCAAAGTTTAATTTTGCGGTTGCTGTATCGTTTTGATATTTGGCTTTGATTAATCGTAGGGCTTCTTCGTTCCCTTCGGCTTCTTTCAATTGCTGCCAATAGGCATCACGCAACGCTAATTGCTCGTTTTCATACTTAATCTTGATCTCCTCTTGCTCGGTCTTGGCTTGTGCCAATCTCCTCTCCCTTTCGGATTCAACAAACCCTTGTTGGGCTTCAGCAATTTGGTCATTTTTTAATTTCTCCGCTGCGGCTGCTTCTTCTTCCTCTTTCTTTTTCTCGGCTTTCTTCTTGTCTCTTTCCGCTTGTCTATCCTTTGCTGCTTGATCGTTTGCATCCTTTTGTGTTTTGGCTTGTTCTTTTTGAAAGTTCTGTTCTTCAATTGCCAAAACTGCCAATGCGTTTTTGGTATCCAGAATAATCTTGCCCCACTCTTTTTCCGTGTTCTTCCCGTAGTTTGCACGAGCTTGTGCAAGGTCATTCTCTAACTTTTGTCTTTGCTTATTGAATACACCAACTTCATCTCCTCTTGCTTTCAACAATGCAATCTCTCTGTCAAGTTGCTCGTTGGCTTTCTCTGTTGTCTTATTCAACTTTGCCAATGCTCTGTCCTCTGCCGATGTTATACCAACCCAATCCGTAAATTGCTGAACCAACCCACCGACAAACTTTGCCATTGCACCGAGACCGGGTATCAATGACATCACCGCTTTCTTGAGTGCGTCAAAGTTGGTGATTACCAATGTCAAGACAATACCAATTCCACCCAATGCAAGAGTTGAAATCCTTCCCAATGATTGGAATGCTTTGGTTACACCACCACGAATGTCTCCAGCAATAGCCATAAACTTTTGCTGAACCGCACCAAGTCCCTCAAGACCTTCAGCCAATGCCATTGCACCTTGAAGTTTGACCATTGTCTTTTCAAGTTCCTCCGACTGGTTGCCAAACAAAGCCATCGCCCCTTGTGCTGCTTGAAATCCACGAGCAACTCCAGAAACAACCGTATTGATTTTGGCGAAGTTATCAGGGTTCACCGCCTTAACACGATCATTAAAATCGTCCATCCTATCACGAGCCGCAGCAAGTGCCTTCTCAGCTCTTTGGGCTTCGGGTGAGAATTCGCCAAACTGCATCACGGCTTGTTGTGCTGCGACTGTCAGTTCTCGGATTTCTGCCTTCATTGATTTGAAGTCAGGTTTGTTGACGGTTAAGTCAATACTTGCGTTTAATGCCATTAGTGTCCTTCGCTTATTATGTAAAATTGAACGCCATCAGTTGTGATGACATCGTATGAGTGTGCTGATGTTTGGGTGTGTGAATCGCTGCCATCTATTTGTGCAGCGGTTGCCGTTGCAATAATTACTTGATGACTTGGTAAAGGCTTTTTTATCACCCAACTTTTTCCACTTAATCCAGTTGGATCAGGTAGAGTTATTGTAAAATTTCCCGCAGTTGTAGTTGCTAAAATCAACCAATCGTCTTTCGTTGCCGAATAGTTTGCTGATACGGTTTTAACTGCACCACCACTCAAGAATGATGGATACATCTCGTAGTTGCCCACATAGAGTGTGTCGGGTTTTGTTACGGTGAAATCCTCACAAACCAAAGCAACGCTTCCATCCGTACCCATTGGAAATGCGACATTTGTCAAACCAAGTCCCGAATTGTTTACATTGACAGAATCATTAACAACCCCACTACCCACAAAAACACCCATTCCACTATCTTGACTTGTGCCAACGCTTACCCCTTTGATACCAGGCTTGATTGGGAAGTTCCCTGCTGGATATATATCACCGTTAATTTCTTCACTTTGCCCTCCACCCGTACCACTCCCAATTGTTTTGTTTGTGATGGTTGCTGGTGGTATAAATTGAGCCAAAAGAAATTCACATTGATACACCCCATCTTGCATTGGATTGTAATCGTTGACCTTGTTCAATCTCCAATACTGACCTTCAAAGAAATAAAGATTCTTAAATTGTAAGTTGAACCAATCGGAAGGAGTGATGCGGAAATATGCTCGTACAATCTTGGAGTTTTTATTAGTAATCTCCGTAATAAATCGGTAGTAAAAGTTAGTTACAAGATTTGAATTGCCGTATTTGTAACCAGCAC